GTTTCTACGAGAAGAGCCTATAAGCTCCCAATAGAACTCATTGTCATTCTCTACTTGCTTAGTCTCAAATTTAGCTAGCATGTTCTCTAGAGATTTACCTCTATTAATTGCTAACAACTTGATCATAGCATCATTAATCTTTGTTGGAGATGTCTTCCAGATAGCACCTAAAGTGTTCTCGGGATTAATCATACCAGCAAACGCTTTTGCGTCAGTTACTTGGAACCGTCCTAATTGCATAGTTTAATTGTTGCGTACACGCTTTTTATTTTGGTGCACTTCTGTTTATAAAATTGTTTACTCTATTTCCAAATTCTCAAGATCTGATAATTTAAAGTTAGAATTTCCATCAGATATATTAGTATCAACTGAACCTTCGGCTGTAAAATTAGCACCTCTTAATAAATTTTCTATGTTGTTAGTGATCTTGCTTTCTGCTTTCTGTCCGAATACAGAGAAGTCTTTAAGACCACCAGTAAGGTAAAACAAAGCTTCGAGTTTAATTCTAGATCCAATAGGATCAGCTTTCTGAGCTTGCATAAATGCATTCTCCTTATTACCTAAGTCAGAAGTTATCTGGTTATACAGTTCATCCTTTTGAGAATCGTTTAACTGTATGCCAGGAATTACTTCTTGCGTGTCAGCGATATAAGACTTAATGTCTCTAAGGCTATCACTCTCTTGCTTCTTAGCACCATCAATGATGACAGCTAAGTTAGCTTCTTCTGACTTGATAAGATTTTCTAATGCAAATTGTGCATCTTCAACATCTGTACCAGCGTCAATACTTCTTTGAGCCATTGTTGCAGCTCTGTCAGCACCATATCCTTTTTCGATGAAGTCTTGTGTAATTGCAGTTTTTCTAAATGCAACATTTTTCTCATCTCTGACAAAATCAGGCGTAACCGCCTTTAATTTATCTATGGTGTTTACTTTTTCAGAAACTTCTGTAATTGGTGCTCCAGTTTTCTGTGCATCTTCAATCACTCTTTGTCGCTCCGTTAATCTAGAGTCAACTTGTTTCTTAATTGCTTCCTCTATATCATCCATAGATTTTATAGAAGTAACATCATCAAGTCCAGGTAAAATACCTTTGGCTTTGAATTCTGCAGCTAAGTTTGAATAAAGCTGTTCAGTCTCATTCAGTTTAGGAGAGGAAGAATCGCTGCCTTCATTTCCATCAGCAATTTTACCTGCCTGAACTTGATTTTTGTCTTTACTCTGATCAGCTACGCTCTCTAGGTTTGGATCTACTGGATCTTTACCTTCACCATCAGTGTTTATATTTGTGTCTGCTGTATCTGCAGCAGTTGTTGACGGAGGAGTAGTCCCATCTGCTTTTGGATCCTGAACACCTGTCGCTTCATCAAATAATTGAATAGAGCTCGTGTCAAAATCTAAATCTCCTAAATTTAATTCTTCCATTGAAATATTTTTATATTATTCTCCTTCAACAAAAGTATAAAATAATATACATTAACACTACTACATGTTATAGCTAAAATAGTTAATAAGGTATTTTAAGGAAGCTTAATTACAGCTTGTAGTCTCTAGAACAATTATCCTGTTCTCTAGATCATTTATCTGACTAGACAATTGTGATATTACTTTAATTTTTTTACCTAGCCTTTCCTCTACAGTTCTTAAACTTTGAATTTCAGAATACAGGATCCCACAAGAAAAAACAAAAGTAACAACAAATATTATATTGTCTTTAAGAAAGGCTTCTATTCTGCTCATTCTTTTTTCTTAAAAGTTTTCATTACTTTTTCTATACCTCTAGATCCAAAGTAGAATATTGTCATAGTTCCAAACAAAGATTGTATCACAGGTACGTAAGCTTTATCTATTGTAAAAGCTCCTAAATTACCGTCTAATAATACTACAGACATAAATAGCACAAACATAGCAGCATAACTTACAGGTCTAATTAACCTAGTTATAGTGTACTCGTTATCCATCTTTAATCGCTTGGTAACTTCTACCATCTCGATCATATCATTTTCCATCTCTTGTAGCAATATAGACTTGTCTTCTTCAGACAACTTCTTATCACCTCGTATAGCATCACCTAGTGAGCTTAGTTGCTTGATACCTGTTATTCCTCCAGCTATATTCAATAATTCAGGTGCTACTTCTTTTCCTTGCTTAACAAGAAATCTAAGTGCATTACCTACATTAGTGCCAGAGCCTCCATTTTTCTTTAATTTCGGGTTGCTATTATCCATAGTGTTAGTGTTATAGTTAAAAGTCTGTTTATAAGCATAAGAGTCTTAGGGTACTTGGTAGAGTCTTTTATAATTGTAGCACCTCCAATAAATGAAAGTATTATAAAAATCTCTCTTAGCTTACTCACATTCTTTAAAGTAGTCTATTATGTCTTTATATTCCTCTCCAACATTGAAGCTGGGACAGGCTTTTGAACTGAATTCATTGTGGCCATGTATAGTGCTTCCAGGATACTTATCCATTAGATCCATAATGAGTGATCTTAAAGTTCCATCTTGAACTTCCGTTCTAGTGTCTTTAGGATCCATATTAGAGTCGCATCCACCTACATAGCATATTCCTATAGAATTCTTATTAAGTCCTCTTACGTGAGCTCCTTGTCTTTCTACAGGCCTTCCATCTTGTAAGTTACCTTTAAGATCCACAACATAATGATACCCTATGTCTGACCATCCTTTATCTGTATGCCATTTTCTGATGGTTTCTACAGACACGTCCCTTCCTTCTGGAGTGGCAGAACAATGAATTATTATTTTGTTTATATCTCTCATGTTTATTTTTTAAATATGTTCCTTAGACTAAAAGGAAATATTTTTATAATCTTCTTCATTAAGTTGTTGCCGCTAACAGCTTCCATATTCTCATAAACACTGTAAGTCTCAACTAAGCAAGCTATCGTTACAGCTAGTTCTGCTATTGAATATTTGTTTCCTAACAACTGGACGGATGATTCACCTAGAACCATAGTCTCTAGTATTACAAAAATAATTACCCCTATAGCATACTCAATAGTCTTACGCCATGTCTTGCGAAGTTCTTTTGATTTTATTACTTTCCAAAATTCTTTCTTGTGAGGTCTAAAGGTTACACCCTCTATATAGTGTGCTTTTCTTATTCCTGTAAGAAGGTCTACAAATATAATTATCAACAACGCAAATAAAATTGTCCTCATGCTCAATATCATTATTAATATCGGACTCAAAGACAACAAGAGGCCTTTGCCTATTGTCATGTTTTTAAAAAAGAGTATTGTCGATTTCATTTTTATGAATTATTAAACAAATATAGTTGATAAATGATGTTAGTAATTTTATTTATTATAGCTAAATGCTTTGGATCGGTATTTAGGTTAATTCAAAAAGTATTGTTACTGCTGTATCATACCAAAATCCGTTGGCTTGAAATTGAATTGTAATTATGTCTGCTGTGGCGAATGTAGCTTGCGTGTCATTAAGACCAAATGCTGAATACATTCCAGCAGCCCCTCCACCAATCATAGAACTTCCAGTAGTGTATAAGGTTGTACCATTCTTAACTATTCGCATTTGGTTAGTAGTTGCTGTTGGTGTGGTTCCTGTAGATGTGTTTCTCATTATCATAGATCTTATTCTTCCTGCCGCAGGTGCTACGAAACAATGTTGTTCTCCTGTAGCTGAACTTTCTGATAAGGAATTAAAAGGTATAGCATAATAAGTAAGTGCTGAGTTTGTACTATGTAAAAGGTTAGAATTAATTACAAAAGGAACATTTACATATTGATCAGCTTGAACAATATCTGATGTAAGAGTGTTTGTTGTGCTTGAGTATTCAAATCCTGCTTCTCCAGTAATACCAGAAGCACTATCAAAATAAGCTACATAATTTTTTGCACCTGATCCAGTAAGATTTGCACCTGCATTTCCTGTGAATCCTAAATCTCCCAATGTTAATGTTCTTGTAGCAATTGCTGCATTAGCATCTGTTACGTGACCAAGAGTGTCTGTAGTTACGTTTACATCTAGATCTGATATAATGGTAGCACCTGTCATTGGAGTTGTATCTATACTTAGATCATCTCCTGGATGTGTTGGATGTACATACGCTGTTCCGTAGGCTGTTGAATCAACACTACCGTCTGCTTTTAAGAACTGAGATGCTGTACCTCCAGTCTTAATAAATTTATCTGATTCGTATTCCTTACTAGCCATATTATTGTTTATACGTTAAAATCATTTCTTACTACATTCACCCATTCATAACCTGCTACAGTTCTCATAACCATATCAAAGTAAGAAAAAGTTCCTGCCTCTCTGTATCTCATAGCTCCTACAGTTGTTGCGGATGCTGTTGTAGAATCATCTGCTATTCTTACACATCCATCTACATCTAATGTTGTTTCTGGTAGTGCACTTGATCCTATTGTTATATCTCCTACAAAGGTTGAGGGCAAAACAGACAAGGAATTGATGGCTCTAGAATCTCCTGTGACAGTGGAGGCTATTGTGTCATTTTTTATCTGAATGTACTCAACGTCACCAGAAACTGTACCACCAGTCATATCTAAATCTACAAGTAAGCCAGATACGCTAGTAACTGATCCAGCTGTTAATCCTGTTTTTATGTAGTGAGTTACTGAGTTTGTAACTGTGGCATTTACGTTGTCTAATACAGTCTTAGAATATCCACCTACTAAATAAGGATGCGTACCTACGCCAGTTCCTATTATTGAAGCCTCAGCAAAATTTCCATATACAACCCCAGTATTACCAGAGCCGTTATGTACGCCTCTGTTCGTTGATCCTATTAGAAAGTAAGTTGGTCCTGTTCCTGTGTGCTCTGCTTTAGACCATAAACCATTAACGTCAGTTATTTGATTAGTCCCTGTATTTACTGATCTAGCATAAGACCTTAACCCAAATGCACTTACAGTGTAAGCGGTAGTTGAGCTGTCTTTTTCCATATCTACCAGAACCCCATAACTTTGTCCCGTTGTTGGTAAAGATGTTTCTACTATATCTACAGAGGCTACAGGGCTTGCTTGATTTATTCCTATCTTAAGTGCCTCTACATGACCATCCTTTACCACCATCGTTTCAGTTCCATCTACCTGAAACCCAATATCGCTTCCTGCTTCCACACCAGTAGGATCTAATCTAAAGATAAAGCTACTTGAACTTTTTACCAACTCAGCATAACTTGCTGTATCAGTATCTTCCATCCTAAATATAGGAGCAGCATTTTTTAAGTGAAGAGCTTTTTGTGGAACAAAGTCTCCACCAATTCCTAAC